GCGTCCATCTTGCCGGCAGGAATGATGTACTCCGCACCCCCTTCGCCTACCAGCGCTCTGGTGGGACCGGACACAAAACCGCCAGAGGCGAACGCAGGTAGTGCTCCAGCGTTTTGATCGCCTCCGTTACGCAGCATATTTTGAAGGTTGATTGCGTTCTGCATTTGCTGAGCAGCGTTGGCTGTTTGCTGTGCGACGTTAAACATTGCGCCGGACAGTTCACTGGCGCGGTACACGCCGGCTGCAAGAGATTCAGCGAGCTGGCGTGCAGCATTACTGGACAGACCGATTTCTTGGCTCACAAGTTTTTGTTCCAGTGCTGTCTGAGCCGCGAGGACCTTACTTTGCAACTGCGCTTCGGCGGTTTGCCGCTGGTACTGACCGATTAGTTGTTGTGATGCCAGCTGTTTTTCTACTTCATTAATAACTTGGCCGCTTGTGTCTAAGTACGAGCTGGTTGTTGTGCCAATTTGCTCAAGTAGCGCAAGTCTCTTCTGTTCGTCCTTTTCTTTAAGTGCGTCTAGCTCTAGTTCTTTTGCCTTCAGGGTTACGCGATCTTGGGCAAGCTTTAGTTCTTGAAGCTCTACTTGAAGTTTACGTTCAGCGGCAGCAATACTTTCGAGTTGCTGTACGTATTCAATCTTTGCCGTTTGTACCGCGTTATCGAATAGTGCAATACTGAGGTTGTATCTATCCTGTTGAGTTTTTGCGTACTCATATGCACGTTCTAGTTGTTGATTGCTAAGGTCTAAAGTCGCTTTCTCTGCGTTGTACCGTGCTTCGGCGACAGCTTGACCGCGTTCTAGGGAAGCTTGCTCCACCTCGATTCGCTTGCGCGTTTCGTTCGTTAGTTCTTGGTATACAGTTTTGATTTCTCCCGCCAGCTTCTTGGTTTCTTTTAGGATTTCTTGGTGCTTCTCCTCGGCAGTAAGTACTTTTGTTTGTGTCTCGTACTGCTTTTGCTTTTCTGCGTTAATTAGACGCTGATTTTCGATTAGTTGTTTTTCAGCCGCAAAATACTTTGCTGGGTCTGCACCAAAAAACGCTGCGCCACCAGCGGCTTCGCGCTGACGAACAAGTTCTTGTTGCCTAGGATCCTTGGACTGGAGTCCCTGCCGTAACAACACATTGCTTTCTATTCCGCCGGTAATAGCTTTGAGTAGTCCTGTAGAGTTAATTAGTTGTGCAACGCTAGCTTGCATTTGCGTCATAGCTTGTACAAATACACTTTGCAATTTTGTCGAATCTTCGCCGAACGTTTTAAGGGCTTCCACGCCCTGTACTCCAACGAGATTTTCTAGTTCTGCTGTAGCAATACTTAAGGCTTCTTGAGAACGTCCTAGTTCGTCTAGTTTTGCTATGTACGTTCCTGCTGCTGTAGTGCTGCCTCCAAGGGCTTTTATAAGTTCTTCTATGTTTGCTGTGGCGGGATTTAGAGCTGTGCCAAGTGTGGCTGCTCTTGTGGCGAAGTCGTCAATGATTCCGCCGATGGCGCCACCGAGAATTTGACCACCGAAGCCGGTGCCGACAAAGGAGCCAGCGAGAGAACCGAGGACCTCGCCGGCGCCGCCGCCGAACAGCAGCGGGAAGCCAACACCAAGTGCAATGTTTTCTAGGCGGCTATCTACTCCGTCTGTACGTCCGCCTCCTGCACCGGACCTCCTGACTCCTCCTGGCGGCATTGCGGGACCTTGGACGCCAAAGCCTGCGTTGGCCATGGCGCTCGGTGTGCCGTAGTAATCGGCGATCTGCCGTAATTTTTCTGCTCGACGGGCGCGGGATGCCTCTAAGCGATCCAGTTGCTGTAGACGCTCAGCAGACTCTGCTAACTCGCGGTTATACCGATCTTGACCTGTTTCAAGAGATTTGATGCCTCTAGATGCGGCATTAAGCATTGCGGCATCAGGAAGGGCTTTTACGCGCTGCATTGCAGCTGCTTCCGATGCAATTCCCGCATACAAAGCTTCAATTTGAGTTAGAGGTCTTACTTGTTCTTTCAGTGCTTGTGCGAAGCGCAGTGCCATGTCGGCTTGGTCTTGGGTGCGTGCGCCACCAAGCCTTTCGACCGGACCAGTAATTAACGAACGGGCACCGCCGCCCATCGCTGGGGCGCCAGGAGCAGCTGGCGCTAACAACAGCTGGGGTGCGGGTGCGTTGGCGTTGATTTTGGCTACTTCTTTAGCGATACGTTGCTGACGAATAAACTCTGCTGTTTGGCGCTTAGCCGCAGCAGCCGCAGCGTCAGTACGCGCTAAGAATTCGGCTTGGCGTTGATTAAGTTTGTCTATCTGCGCTGCACTTTCAGCAGCGGCAGCTGCCTGGCGGTCGAACGCTGATTGTATTTGTAGTGCTTTTTGGTCTAGTTTGCTGTTTTCTACTTCACGTTGCGTGGCTTCAAGTTTTGCTAGTGCACTTTGCAGAACATTTGTCTCTGCTGCTACTTGTTTTTGTAGTGCAGCTTGCTCGCGAAGTAAGCGTAGTTGCCGCTCAACGGCATCAGCGTACTTTTTAGCTTCGTTGAGTTGGTTAGTGCTTGCAACTGCAGTAAATTCTGATAACTTTTTGCGTGCTTCAGCTACTTTTAATCCTTGGGCTTCATAGCTATTTATCTGCTTAACGTACTCAAATACCTTTGATTGGTTTGCAGCTCGTGCCCGTTCATTACGACTTACACTGTTGGAGTACTCGACCATGCGTCCCAGCTCGGTCGCCAGGGCTTGGACAGCCGTTACGTTTCCGCGATCTTTGAAGAACTTAAAGGCTGCTTCTACATCTTTAATTTGACCTTCAAACTTTTTGAGTCCGGCTGCCCCACTGTTGACAGTCTGCTTTAGACGGCGCTCGTAAAGATCTACGGCAGAATTTAATTTGCTCTGCTTAATTATACGTTGTTCATCTTGCTTGATTATTTGTTTAGACGTTGCTAAAACTCGTTCCAGTTCATCGGCTTGTTGGCGGACAAACGATGCAGCGGCTTGACTACCGGCGTACTTTTTCTTATTCTCTAGGTCATCTATTGTTTTGTATAACTTGTCGACGCGATCCTGGATGCGCTTCAGGGCGTCTTCGCCTTGAACGACCAGTTTGATTACGGCGTCGTAACTGGCCACAGACACTACCTGTTCGTGCTAACAGTCTACGCAATAGAAAAGCCGCCGGGTTAGCGGCGGCCGCGTTTGGCTTTTTCGTAGGCTTTGCGTTCCTCGTCGGCTTGGATGCTGAAGTAAGCGTTCCAGCCGAGAATTTCCGTGTCGGTCATTCGGCTGCGCAGTTCGTTCAGCGTGACACCCAGTTCCTTCGCCACATAGAACTGGAGCATGAGGTAGCTGTCCTTACGGAGTTCGGCCTCAAGTGCTTTTGGTGTCCAGCTCCTCCGAATCATCCTTCAGAATCGCCAGCATCAGGGACTGGAGATCTTTGTCCTTGACTTCATTCTTCAAAATGTCGATCTCGCCGGGCTTGAACAGCTTGGCGCCGTTTTCGTCGCAAGCCTTACTGATCAAAAGCTGTAGGGCGAAGGCGGTGGCGTCGTCGGACTTGGCTTGCTTTTGGGCGCGTTCGCGCTCGGCCATCGTCAGTGGCGTCACCCACATCTCGAATACAGACCCATCGCTAAGCTCCACTTCCTTTTTGGAGGGCTCCAGGTTCGCTGCTTTGCGCAGACGATCCAGGGCACTCATTGCAGTTGCGGCGGGCATAAAACTTGCGGCCTGTTACGGCAATAGTGTAGCGGAGTAGAAATGAAAAACCCCAGCCCGGTTGGGGGCTGGGGGTTGCTGAACTGGCTGCAGTAGCAGAGTATCAGGATTTCGAGAAGTCGAAGGTGGGTACGTCGCTGGGGCGGAAGGCGATTTCCACGCTTTGGCCGTCGTCAGGGTTCACGGTCAGGCTGGCCGAGGTCAGGATCACGGGTACCGTGATGCTGCGGCTGCTGGTGTCGTTCACCGTGCCAGAAGCGACGATGCGGTCGATGTAGAGCTTCATCTCGGCACCGGCTTGGGTGCGCTGGATGACGTCCTCGATCATGCGGCTGGACAGGTTGGTGTCGTCATCGGTGGTGTACACCGTGGCGGAACCGGAGCCGTCGGCGAAGCCGGTGATGTAGCTGCGGAAAGGGGCGTACTGACCGACCTCTTGGCCGATGGTGGTGACGTCGATTTCCGAGCGGGTGATCTCGAAGCTCCACTCACGCACGCTGCCCACAACTGCAGGGGCGGTGTAGGTGATGCTGGCAAAGTTGGCGCCGAAGCCGCTAGGTGCAGCGGTTGCGGTCACGGCGCTGCCACCTGCGGTGGAGCTAACGGTCATGATGCCGGTCGAGGCTACGTAAGTCTTGACGAAATACGCGCCAGCAGGAATTGCGTTGGTGACGGTGGCGCCTGCGGGGTAGGCCAGAGTCACAGGATCGTTGACCTTGAAGCCGAGGTAGGAGCCGACAGTGATGTTGGCGCCAGTGGCGGGGAAGGCGCCAGCAGCAAGAGTGGTGACAGAAGTGCCGGCAGGGGTGTAGTACAGGGCGCCGGAAGTGCCCGACAGAACGGTGGCCATCGGTAGTTACCTATGGGTGGACAATGTTGCGGGCATAGCCCGGCTTAATACAGGTTAGCGCCGGTGCAGTTCAGTATTAAGAGAGCACTTGCGCTTGGAATCCGGCCTCGATTCGTGAAATAAAGAACGGTGTAAATGCCCGGCGAGATTGTTGGTCTGGGGTAGTTCCAGCGAAGCTGGGGCTGAAGCTTGGGCCGTCGATGGGGCCGGTGCGGGCGTAAACGCCGGTTGCGGTTTTTGCAGTGGCGTTGATGGTTTGGATAACAGTGGTGGCTACATTCACGAGGGTTTGATTGCGAGCGGGGCCGCGATCTTTTGGGGTGTACGTGCGAATAACCACTACTCCACGGATGCGATCTGGGTTGTCCGACAGTGCCAGCTCGGTCGTAAGTCCGAACTGGATGTTCACGTGGACGAACTCCTCGGCGCTGTCGGCGTCGTCGTTCATCACGTTGTCGAAGTACACCGGCACAGGTGGCGTCAGGTTGTTGTACGCCGTAAGCAGCGGTGCTTCAAAGATGGCGCGGACAGCTTGGTAGTTCATTCCGGTTTAGCGAGGCGTACTCCGCGCTCCAGAGCTTTTTGCATCTTGCCACCTTTAACAAAGGTTTGATACCAGAACAGCGGAGCTGTACTTCTTGAATTACCGTTTCCGGTCACGTCACCTCGCTTACCGTTATCCGGTCTAGAACCTCTAGCAACTACATCACCTGCAGGACCGTAACCTGGATACCTGAACTGTTCTTTAGGTACGTCTACAAGGTCCAGTGCAATTTCTGCGTGAGGAGCAAGATTTTCAATAATGAACTTTGTTCTTCGTTCTGCTTCTGTCTTTGTGGCAGGTAGTTGCGGGATGTTGCGTAGCGTATAGGGGTAAGCGCCACCGGCGGATCCGCCGCTTGGCGCGTGCGCGACCCAACTGTCCTTAAATTCACCTCCCCACTCAGGTCCTGCCT